TCGTTACGCAACTCCACCGGCGCGACCGATAGTCAGATCGCCGCCGTAGAGAAATTTATCTCTCAGACTTCCGTAGCGGCCGCCGTCGCCGACGATGAACTCCGTCCCGCTCTGGACTCTTTAGTTAGAGGTACCGGAGACATAACCAAGGCTCAAGATCTTTTAGGGATCGCGCTCGATGTTTCCGCGGGAACCGGGAAAGACCTCGGCGCGGTTTCGGACGCGCTCTCCAAAGCTTTTAACGGGCAACTCGGACCGCTTAAAAAATTAGATCCGGCGCTCACGAAACTAATCGCGGACGGCGCGTCCACCGATGAGGTAATGGCCGCATTATCGGAAACGTTCGCCGGCCAAGCGTCCAACGCCGCGAACACCGCTCAAGGAAAATTTAAGAGTTTCGGGATCCAGATGGGCGAGGCTAAAGAGTCAATAGGCGCCGCCGTCCTCCCGCTGGTTAATAAAATGCTCCCGGCTCTAACCAAGTTGGCGACGTTCGTTCAGAAAAACACCGGGCTAATCGTTGCGATTGTTGCGGTCGTCGGAACTCTTGCCGCCGCGATCATCGCCGCTAATGTCGCGCTCGGTATCTACAACACGATCCAAGCGGTCACCGCGATACTTAACGGAGGTCTCGCCGCGTCTAACGGCGCCGTAGTCGCCTCAGAGGTTGCGGTCACCGGCGCCACTACCGCCGCGACCGCGGCATTTTCGGCGTTATGGGTAGCGACCGGAGCGGTCGTCATTCTTGCGATTATCGCGGCCCTAATCGCGCTCCAAGTCAAATTTGACATTTTCGGAAAAGTGATTGACGGACTTAAAGCCGGCTTTAACGTATTTTGGGATTTCATTAAAACCGTTTTCGGTTGGATCTCTAATAATTGGCCGCTCTTGCTCGCGATCATTACCGGACCGTTCGGACTTGCGATATACGGGATTATCAAATTTAAGGACGGTATTATCGGAGTCCTCCAAGGCGTTAAGGATTTCGCGGTAACTATTTTTGATGGGATTGTCGGCGCTTTTAAGGGAGTCCTAAACGGGATCCTCTCCGCGCTCGAGGCTGGAATTAACTTCGTTATTGGTGGGCTAAATAAAGCGTTAGACGGGATAGATAAAGCCGCCGGCCCGTTCGTTAATTTTGGCGAGATCCCGAAAGTTAAGATCCCGCGTCTAGCCGAGGGCGGGATCGTCACGTCCCCAACTCTGGCCATGATCGGCGAGGGCGGCGAGTCTGAGGCCGTGATCCCATTATCAAAACTAGGGAACCTTGGCGGCGGTATCACGATCAACGTCTCCGGCGCGCTGGACCCGTCCGCGGTCGCCCGGCAGATTAGACAACTATTGACACAAGACGCCGCAAGGCTCGGACTCGTTAATCCGATATGACGAACCCGGTCGGCATATATATAACCAAACCGAGCGGAGGCGCTCCGTTAGCGGTTCACGTTGGCGCGCTTGAGGGCGTCACGATTAACTATGGACGACCCGACGTTACTTCCCAACCCAATGCCTCCACCGCTAGCGTCACAATTTTAAAAGACTCTACGCTCGGAAACTTTGACGATGACCTCTCCTATTTTGACTTAGGAAGTACCGTCCATATTGAGGCGTATTTCAGCGGGATACCGTACACGCGGTTTCAGGGACAAATTACCGACGTCACCGTAGACAAGTATTTTATCACTCTCTTAGCGGCCGACGATCTCTACTCCGCTCTAGGCCGTTTTAAGATAACGGTCGGACCGGACGTCCAGACCACCGGAGACCGGATCCAAGAAACCTTACAGTACGCGCTACCCGCCGCAGGCTTTCCTATTCCACCGTATGACGTAGACTCCGGGACAGTTTATTGCTACTTACAAGATCCAGCGGTTACCACTAACGCATTAGCGTATTTACAAGAGGTCACCAACTCGGAGCCGTCCGGCGTTTTCTTTCGCGACATTCTCACCGGAGACTTACGTTTCACCGATAGTGAGGCGCGGCGTCAGCAGATTTCCCTAGACCCGTATCAGAGTTATAGCGATACGGAAGTCTTAGACGTCTGGTCAATAAGAAAAACTAGCCAAGAAAAAATTAACCGCGCAAGGATCTCTAACGACATAGACACGGTCACCTATGAGGACGCTACGGATATAACCGATAACGGGATCTACGAATATAGTTTTAATTCTCTACTTAATACGGACGACGACATGCTCACACTCGCCCGGCGGATAGTCGTAAACCGAGCCCGACCCGAATTCACTTTTAGCGCGATCCAAATAGAACTCTCTACAATGACCGCCGCACGCCAAGAGGCGATAATTTCCACGCTCAGAAACGGGCAACTAACCCAACTCCCAACATTCGGAGCGTTTAACGTAGACGGTCTAGATTTTTTTGTCGAGGGATACTTCGAGCGTATAGGTCAGGAATTTTGGAGTATTACGTTAAACCTCTCGGACGCCAGACTCACCCGACCGTCCCAACGCTGGTCCGACATTGTTAGCGGCGTACTCTGGAACTCCGCCGCGATAGACCCATACACTTGGAACGACCTACTAAGGGAGTATATTTAACCCATGGCAAGTACCCCCAACTTCGCATGGCCGACACCGGACGACACCGACCCGGTAGCAGACGGCGCCCTAGACATTAGAACCCTCGCCGACGCGATAGACGCTCAAGTTTTCGCCGGCGGTCTCGTACTTGTTAAAAGACAAACAATAGGGACCGGCGTTACAAGTGTGACCGTAACCTCGGCTTTCTCGTCGTTATATGACAACTACTTAATAACAGTCTCAGGAGGCGCGAACAACATCGCCGGCTCAGCTTTTAACCTCAAATTAGGCGCGGCGGTAGCGGGATATTATTACTCTCTGACCTATACGACATATAACGCGACGTTACAAGCGACCGGCGGATCGAATGCAGGAACGTGGGACTATTGCGGATCAGGCCAACCCTCCGGCCTCCATGCTTTTATCGAATTAAACTCGCCGTTTCTGAGTAAAGCGACGAGTATCAGATCCTCGGTACCGAATGGGATTTTTTACGCAGGTAACCAGACCGGTTATCTAAATACGACAACTTCTTACACGTCGTTTATTCTTGCGACGGCCGTCGGAACCATGACAGGCGGAACGATCCGAGTTTACGGAATGAGAAACTAATTATGAGCCCCGAGGAATACATCGCCGCAAACCCGCAGAACGCCGTTTTTATCCAAGTAGACGACACCGAGCGCCTAATGACGGACGAGGAATATAAAACGTGGGTAGCCGAGTGTGTTCACAAAATAAACAACCCCCTAATATGAAAACTCTCCTAATCTCCGCCGGCCTTGCGATCGCTCTCGTGTTCATCGTTGGCGGTTGCGCGGACCGTACCCGGCACACTTGCGAAACCGATCCGTCCGGTCGCCGTTGCGACACTTCCAACGGAGCGACGACACCGTGAAAAAACTCTCTAACTCTGAGATTAAAGCCCGGCTCATTTTCGTAGTCGGGATTACCCTCTCGTTCGTTTTCGGCGTCTCTATGCTCGGGATCTTGTACGGCGTGCTTTTCGTCGTCCAACCGCTCGAACCAAGCCCCACGGATCAAGAATTTTTGAGTATCTTAAACCCTGCTTTTATGGCGCTCCTAGGTCTTTTGGGCGGAGTCCTCGCGAGTAACGGGCTCCGAGACAAACAAGAGAAAGAAAAAGACGATGAGTAGAAAATACACCGGTAACACCGAGGGCGTCGGTAAAGGTAAGCGCCCCGGACTCGAGCATTTAGTCGCGTGTATTGACTACCTCTCCGGTAGCAAACTCTGGAATAACGGGACCTACGTCATGCGACCGATGAGAGGCAAGACCGCGATGAGCGTCCACGCCACCGGACGCGCCGCCGATATCTCCTATAGAAAGACCGCCAAGAAAGCGGGCTCGTCACGGACCTACGTCGTCCAATGGATAGACCTACTCGTTAAACACGCCGACGAACTCGGGCTAGAACTCCTAACGGATTACTCCTATACGAAAGGTCTCGGCGGCGGCCGTACTTGGAAGTGTGACCGTAACGCATGGCTAGACAACAAAAAGGGAGTTATCGAGGGAGGCGGATCCGCGTCGTCCGATTGGATCCATCTAGAACTATCCGCAGAATTCGCAGACAGTAAAGAAAAAATCCAAGAGGCGATAAACCGGATCGTCTTAGAACTCCAGACGACCCCCGTCGTCGGATAATCCAACACTTAACCGCACCCGTCCGCTATTGTTCTCGTTATCGGTTAATCCGATACCCCGACGATATAGGAGGACTCATGTCCGAACAGTTAGCCCTAAACCTTGAGGGCATGCCACCGCTCAGACTTTTAACACCATTCGAGCGCGGTATGGAACTCTCCCAACTATCCGCGGATCACAAGTGGACGACCGCTCAAGCCTCCGAGGTTTATGACGCGATAGTCAAGACCGCGCGCATGTTGCCCGAATTCACCGCGGACGATATTTGGTCCCGGCTCCCGGCCACGTTCCCCAAAACTAAGGGACTAGCCGCGATCCTTAAAAGCGCCGCGAACGATGGGATATGCCAACCAACCGACCGAGTACGCAAAACGTCCAGAGGCGGCGACTCCGACCACGGGCAACGTTTAACCGTCTGGCGGTCCCTCTAATGGACCTAGATCTCATACAGTACCGACCACACGTCCACACTCTCCCGGACGGATCCCAACTCTTAATCACCGTATGGGTAGGGAGAACCGAAAACGGAAAGACAGACCTAACCCTCACGATCGCGGAACGGCCGAGCCGTTTCTCATCGTGGGGATCACCCCAACCCTTAGAGGAGAAATAAAAAATGTTTAATCCAAAACTCACCAAATTTTTAATAGGAATAATCGCGACCTTAACCGTGATCGTCGGCGCTCTCGCCGGCACAAAAAGCGACGAGCCGATCGTTACAACTACAACGGTCCCGGCGGTCCAAGAAACGACGACGACTCTTGGCGCTCACGAGGCGCTCCAAGAGGACCTAGCAGAAACGACGACCTCGGTCGCGGATACGACGACGACGGTCCCCGTGATCGTGAACGCGGCGTTAGACACGCCCTGCTATGAATGGTTAGGACTTGCGGTCGCGCAGGGCTGGACGAACACTCCGGAAGTACTCGAGAAACTCGGTCGGATTATTTGGAAAGAGTCCCGATGCCAACCGTTAGCGGAGTCCGCGTCCGATAGCGGTCTGACACAAATCAACCAATTACACGCCGCCTATTTAGCGGAGTTAGGTTGGACCGAGGCCGACATGTTAGACCCCGCCAAAAACCTCTATTTCGCATGGCGTCTCTACTCCGAGCGCGAGGCGTCCGGCCGTTGCGGTTGGCAACCTTGGAGCGTCTCGTGTTAGACGACCAAGACGAATTTGATATGGTCCTCCGCCGTTTCCACAAAAACCGAAACGAACTACTCGAGGCGACCAAAAGAATAAAGATCCTCGAGCAAGAGATCCGATCCCTACGCGCCAAACTAGGCAACGATCCCGAGACCGGAGCCGGAGCGCCGTCATGGACCTAGGCGGATACGTCCTCGTCCAAGACCGGCTAAAAATGGCTTTAGACCGTTTCCCAAATTTGCGCGTCCAAGAGACCGACGTCCGCCCGGTAGAGATCGCCGGCCAAACATTTATAGCCGTAACGATGACCGTCTACCGGGAGCCCGGCGACGACCTCCCCGCCGTCGCTACCGCTTACGAAGTTTTCCCGGGCCGGACGCCGTTCCAAAAAGGCTCCGAGATGATGAACGCGTCCACGTCGGCGCTCGGCCGCGCGCTCGGCTTTATGGGCTTTGGGATCTCTAAGTCCATCGCGTCCGCCGACGAGGTTTCTCTCCGAGTCAATGAACGCGCAACCGCTCCCAAACCGTCGCAGGATCGCCCTAGAGCGCCCCAAACCTCAGAAACGACCGAGAACACTAGAGGCGTCCCGCCGACCGCTAAACAGTTGGAGTTTCTGATTAAGTTGGCGACCGAAAGAGGCGTAGAGCCTCCCGAAATAAACACGATGGGCGAGGCGTCCGCCGCGATAAAAAAACTTTCCGCACTACCAAAAAAGCCGGCGACAGACGAGGCGCCGTTCTAATGAAAAAGAAAACCCCGACGACAGTAAACGACCTATTCCGAATTAACGAGGCGTCGTTCCAAAGTACGATACTCGAATTAGCGCGCCTCTACGGTTGGCATGTTCACCACACCCGCGCCGTCCAGATCCGTCCCGGCTATTGGGCGACCCCGCTCCAAGGCGTCGCCGGCTTTCCCGATCTTGTTCTCGCTAAAAGCCCGACGGCACGTCACCGAGGCGGCGTCATTTTCGCCGAACTTAAAACGGCCACCGGCAGATTAAGCGACACACAAAAAGAATGGTTAGAACGCCTCTCACTTGGAGGCGCCGAGGTTTACGTCTGGAGACCTCGCGACATCGCGTCTATACGCGTCCGGCTGGAGGGCAAAACATGAGCAAGATCCAAGAATGGTCCAACATAGAGGGCATATTCTGGACGATCTCCGTCCTCGGCGGTTTATGGCTCGGCTATT